TGTTCGCCGCTTAGTGTGATTGCAACCATGATTTAGTTGTCCTGTTTCATTGAGTTGTTGAAGGCGTTGATGAAGGCCTGATAACCGTGACCAGGCACGATCTCGATGGCCCCTTTCATCCCGTAGCGGTTCTTCGCCTGGTAAGCAGGTGAAGGCTCTACGTTCAGAACTGTTTTGCCTGCCGTCCCGCGAGAGCGTTGCTTGCTGTCCTCGGTGACGTGAGCGAGCTGGTTCATAAAGCCCAGCACGTCGCAGGTCTCTCGAACCAGGGCCTCAGCGCGCTTGTGCAGGCGCATCTGATACTGGTCGTAGCTGTCGGTACGCGGATCGTTGAAGGTCCGAACGGCCTCATGGCCGATCAACACCACAGTCAGATTGCGCTTGTTGCGCAACATGGTGCAGGCCGTAAGAAATTGGCGCCAGAAGTCGTCAGCCTCGACATAGCCTCGGCCAAAGCCTGGCTTCTCGATGTTGCTCCACTTCTCGCGCTCGCAAACTGCGTCCCAAACCAAAGGCTCAAGGCGCGTCACGCTGTCGATAACGACTGTCTTGTAGTCATGCTCCTCATTGTAGAGGGCGCGCATAACGTCCATCAGATTGCTGAACCTGGTGAACAAGTCGGGGAAGGTGTCAACAGACAGAGACCCGGCACCTTGTTCTGTTTGCAAAAACAATGGCTTTGGAAATTCAGACGCGAATGTCGTCTTTCCAACGCCGCCAGGCCCGTAAATCGCAATGATAGGCGCTTGAATTTTGCTCTTGGTTACTTGTTGAAGGATACTCATAAACCCTGCCCTTGCTTGAATTTTCCGAAACCAGCGATCAGAAGGGCTTCAGCAAGATCATGGCTGTTCTTGCGCTTGAGAGCCCCTGCAATGTCTGGAAATTTTTTCTGAGCGAGGACGCGGCATTCGTCCTTATCCTTGCCCAGTCCCCAATGTTCTTTCCACGTTCGCGGAAGAACCTGGTTTGGCTCAACGCCAAGCGTGCTGATGCACGCCATGATCTGCCCGAGACCGAAGCCAAATCTGAACGTAGAAACGCTTCCCTGCCGCGGCATGGGACCAACCTTCTCGATCCAGATTGAAACGTCTGGTTTGTCTAATAACGTGAACAAAGCACGAACGTCAATGCCTTTATCGGGAACAATCGGTAGTTTGTGGACACCATAGGTTCCATCTGGCGCAATAAGTGCGACCCCGCCTTTGCGGAAGCCTGGATCAATTCCAGCGACCCAGCCCATCACTTCACCTCAATGAATGAAATGGGCGCACCCTCCTTTTCAAACGGTGCCAGATCGACACCGGATGCAATCAGAGCATCTTTGTCCAAGGTCTTTCGCCCTTTGCGCTTGGCAATGCGAACGGTGCAGTCAGGCAGATCGACCTTATCAACGGCATGCTCTTGCAGTGTTCGACGAATGGCATCGTCAATCTCTTTGCGCGCCTGGTCGGCATCCTTCGATGCGCGAGCCAATTCAACGCGGTCTTTGACCATGCCTTCCAAGGCTTTCAATGCGTTCTCGCTGAAGTCAGGCTGGGTGACGTCAAACACGTCTGCATCGTAGGACCAGCAGTCCTTACGTGCCGGGCAATAAGAGCAGTCCCCGAAAGACCGCCCCTCGGCAGGTAGATCGGTCCATGTCTGGGCATCAAAAATCAAACCCGTGCGATCCTTGATCGACTGATACAGATCAGGGTCAAAGGAAACAAAGAACAATCCAATGTCGCTGAGCTGGCTCGGGTTGATATAAATGATGATTGCGCCGTCCGCGCGCTGGCCGAGGTCTCGGGCAATGCCCATGTTTGACACCACTTGCCAATAGTGCGCTCGCAAAGGGCGTTCGGGAATCACTGGGCGGCTTTTGCACTCTAGGACGTATCGCTGGCCTTCGTGAATGATCCACCCGTCAGGCGTGCCGCTGAGCTGCCCGTCTGGATGGAGCAATGTCACCTGCTCTTGGCCGACCGCCGACACGTCAAGGCCTGCCGTCTGCAACGCTGGTGCAAACCAAGCGTCCTCGATCACGTCACCACGCTTCACAAATCCGTAATCTGTGGGCCGGTGCAATTCTTCCCCGACCAGTTTTTTATGCGCGACCAGCCGTAGGCATTTCCCAACCTCCGACGCGCCTACTGTTTTTGAGCGATCATGCGCCCAGTCTTTTTCGCGGCTCCCGTAGGCGTGGAGCGCCGACTCAATGCTTGAAAGAACAAGGCCTTGCTTGCTCTCCATATCTAAATTTGGCATATGATGATGTTGGTCCTTTTGGGCCTTTGGTGATGGCGTTGGTCGCCGTTACTTTAGTGTGAAACTCGGCGGGTCTAAGTGCCCGCCTTTTTTTTTGGCTATCACAAGCCATACCATTCGTCAACCTGGTCACATGTTGTTTTGTAGTGCACGGTTGACATTTTTTACAACCAAACCTAGATTCACAAGAGAACAGAAGGAACCATTCCACATGCCAAACATAATCCAACCAATGTCACCAACAGCAGAAAACGCCAACAGTCTCGGAGACTTAATTAAGATGGGGCTCGCTAAGCAAGGCCTCTCTCAACGAGCGTTAGCAGAGCAAATCGGCCTTTCACAACAGACAATAAGCGCATGGATCGGCGGTCGCTTCTCGCCGAGCGCAGAGCAACAATCATCACTAGCGTTGATACTGGATATTCCGCTTGAAGAATTTCAATCATTCAAAAAATCAAGCAGCGGGCCGCTGAAATTCAGCGTTACGCCAGAGGGCGTGTTGTGGCGCGTTGCGATGGATAATGCCGTCGATCTTGAGTGCATGACTGCAATGGTCAAGGCCTACGACGAATTTCAAAAGAGGGTCAAAAATGGCTAGACGGCTAGACTGGAACAGCGTGCGCTTGGTTAAGGCCAAGCGCTCCAACAAGTGGGTGGCTGAGTTCCACCAGGACGGCAAACGCAAACAGCTTTCCACTGGCTTTGAAGATCGAAGCTGGGCCGAGAGATGGGTCGAGTCTGAGATTTTCAAAGGCCAGCCTGAGCTTACCGTCGGCGAATGTCTCAGCCGATACGAAGAAGATGTTGTCCTGCAATCCAACACCGAACAAAGCGGCTGGCCATCGACCAAGCAAACTCTTCTCGACCACTTTGACGAAGCTCGGCCAGTGTCTATGCTGAAGGCAACAGACTACACCCAGTACGTCAAATATTGTGCGCAAGGTCGCTACTCTCGGCGGCCGCTGGCCAAGTCAACGATTGCGCTGCGGTTGCGGCTGCTCAAAGCAGCGGTCAACCATTCTCTGAAGATGGGCTATCTGGAACCAGGTAGCGCGCCCTCGCCTGTCATCATGCCCGACTATCAGCACAAAGAGAAGCGGACCATTACGATAAAGGAATGGAGGCGCTTGGTCGAAATTGCTCAGGAGCAAGAGCGACGTGATATTGAGGCCTACTTGGTGATCGTCGGGAACACGGGAGCCAGAGCCAAGGTCATACTTGATCTGGAATGGCGCCAGGTGAACATGCAGACCAAGGTCATCAACTTCCAGAAACCAGAGCGCCCAAAGACCAAGAAAAAGAACGCCTCTGCCCCCATGAGCAATGGCCTGTTCGAGTTTTTAAAAACCCGTGCCGGGCGAAATCCGCATGATCTGGTTGTTCAGCCCAACTTGCAAATCCCGATGCTCAACAAATGGCTGGAAAAGCATGCGCCAGCAGAAACAACATCACATGTCCTGAGACACAGCTACATCACTTGGCAGTGCATGGCCGGCACACCGATCTATCTAATCTCACAGATCACAGGCAACAGCGTAAAGATGATTGAGACGGTCTACGCGCATTTCAATCCTGAAGATAGCGCAGCGCGACAGGCAGCAAACGCCTTGGCGGCAGAATAGCTGTTGCTGCAAATCGTCACAAATATTTCACTACTATACCAACGCTATTGACTGTAGCAGTCTGATTTTGCAGAGAAAAATATACAGTTTTGTTGTAATAAAACTTGTAGTTTTTTTCTAGTCAATAGCGGTTATGACAGATAACGAAAAAATATTTGTGAATCACCACATGTAATTTTTGTTTCTTGTCAGTTATTACCACCATTTACTACTTGTGAATAGTTGGTAATGTTGGTGTGGATATCTGCTAAATTTGTGACGATTTGCAAAATTCGTGACGGTCTGTGACGGTCGTCACGAGCAGATTTCGTCGTAGATTTTGTTGTGAGCAAGCACCTGGCGAAGCGTTTCGTCGGTGTCTTTGGACGAGGCAATTATGCGATTGAACGCCAGGCAGACGCTTGGCTCAGTCGCGTAGTTCGCCTCGTTCCTGCAATTCAGCCCGCAGCTCGTCAGGAGTAGCAGCGCGCAAAGAATCACGTATGCGCTTAGCCTTAGCAGCGTCATTGAGGGCGGCCCTTTGTTGCTGATTGCGGACGGCATAGACGCCAAGAGCGAATGCCCCCAGCGCCTTGCCAACAAAGCCAATCAGATCGACGATCTTGCCAATGAGGGCAACCATCAGCCAATCCGCTTGCTTGCCTTCACGCGGCCGTAAATGGCGCTCAGGCCAGCCACGCTCACGATGATCTGATAGGCCAGGTCAACGAGTTGCTGTTGGTCGGCGTCTGTCATGCTGAAGCCAAATGCGTTTGCCGCGGTCGCCAGGATAATGACGCCGCCGCTAAGAATTGTGGTGGACTCCCACCAAGCTTTTTTGTCGTTCATCTTAAACCTCTCGGATGCTCAGAAGTTGGTCTTTTGGGTATGAAGAAATGGTCACGCGGTCGCCCTGGTTCCCCCCCAGCACGAGGAGTCTGTCGCCATCCTCGCCGACGAAGAACCCGACGTGTCCTTGCCAGGGCTTGTCGCCTCGTCGGAATACAGCAATGTCGCCGGGCTCTGCGTTCTCTAGTTCGATGGACTGTCCCCAGTTCTCGAACGAACGAGCAGCCGCAGACCGAGTGCTTTTGATCCCGCAAGTCTCTAAGACCCAGCACACAAAAGAGGCACACCAGGGCGTCTCATCGTCCGTCGCCCGAAGGGTCGTTGCCTGGTGATAGCCAACGATCCGAGGATTGTTTTGGGCACCCTTGATTTCGCGCGTGCCGATCTCGTTTAGGGCCAGAGCAAAGTGGTCTCTGATTGCCATTAAAGAAGCCTTTGAAACAGCGCCCTCAAACGGTTCTCTGCGTCAGGGGCGGATTGCGGGATCTGCGCCGCGTCAAGGAACATTGCTTGGTTGCGCGCCTGCTGTTCAGGAGGAAGCTGAACGATCATGCGCATGACGGCGGCAAGTCCTTGCGGCCCAGGAGTGGAAATTTTACCACCCGCGCCAGTGTAACCAGGTTGTGACTTCATGTCTAGCTAGTCTCCTTTTAGCAGGTCGGCGTAAGTGCGAGGCTTGTTTGAAGACTTTTCAGACGACTTTGCATTCCTGGTCCCATACATATGTGCTGGGTCAAGCCCCCTGATATTCACCGCAGCCCAATTGCGCGTCCCGGTTCTTGAAACGACGAAGTTAGAGCCTGTTGTCAGCGTGCGCAGCGCAACAGACGCGGCATTGTTTGGCAACGGAATGCCTGTTGTCGCTTGCATTGCCGCAATCAGTCCAACTTGATAACCCATGCGCCACGAATTGTAGTCAGCTCGGAAATACTTGTGCTCAGACGTGTCTGTGTTGGGGCTGTTTCCAAAAGGGTCGGTACGCCGTTTAATAAATGGCGCCATGACAAAACTTACCGATGGAGGCAGCAAACCACGTGCAGGATCTTCTTTATAGCGGGCTTGGGTCCACATCTCGAAAGCTTTCGTGCCAAGGGGCGAAAGAATGTCCGAATACGAGATCAGCTCATAAAGAAAGTCTCTGCGCTTTTGATTGTCATCATAGGCCTCATTGCCCTTCTTACCCTTGTTCATTTCACCTTTGATGCCAGGAAAGAAGCTTCCAAAATATTCGAGCCAATCCTCGTCACTCATCTTTGCCAGGGCTTGCAGCTTCTCTTCATCGCCAGTCGCCAACGCATACATCAATCGCTGAAGAACAATGCCAAACATGAAGAACCCGACCAAGCGGGTAGCGAACATGGCTGTTGCGATAACCTGTTTTGAGGCGCCCTGGCCCTCAAGCTGCTGGGCTCTTTTGAACGCGACCTTCTCAACGCGCGAATTGAATGCGTGTGAATAGGACATTAGCGACCACATCAACCGACCGGGCGACGACTTGCTGGCATAGACAGGCTTGTCAAGGCGCCCTGGCTCTAAGAAGTGGTTGTTCACATACTTGAACATGGCGTCGGTGATCTGGTCAAAATACTTGCTGTTCTCAAGCTGCTCAGGCGTTGGCTTGAACCCCATAGACAGCAGCTCCTTCGACACCTGCTCCCAATCGTCTGTGATCCCAAAGTCTTTCAGCTCTTGCTTGTAGACATCTCTTAGCTTGTCGCCTTTTTTGGCAAACCTGTAGAGGCGCCGGTAGGCATGCAGCGCGCCAATACGCTGCATCAGCATCATGTGTCCTGTCATGCCGATAAAGCGGTAAGAGACTTGAGAGAACCTAGAGAGCGGGCCGTTATGGTTCTTGGCCGCGTCAACGTCCATGCCAGCCCTTGCGTGGTGCAGCATCGACATTTGAAGGTCGGAGCCAATTCCTGCCAAAGCGGCAATTTCATTTGAATAATCAACAAAGTTTGTGGAGCGCTTGCCGACTAGCTTCGATGCATGGTTCAATAGAACGCGCGCTTGTTGAGCCATGTGCGTAATGTAACCAGCAAAGTCGCCTTCAGCAAAGATCATGGTGGCGGGCTCTGTGAACTGCATGATAACCGCCTTAGGGAGCATCACCGCCGTGACAATGTTACTCGCGTTTTCAACGATTGGATTGTATTCGGCCAGGTCGAGGCCAGACGCGTAGCGCAGCAATTCAGCTCCAAGCGCTCGGTCTTTAGCCGTCGTGACATCGTTGATTTCGCTAAGGCCTTTAGCAATCAATTGCTCAAGGTTTTGCCTTGGCTGAAGCACATCACCGCTTTTTGAGACCCCTGGCCCAACAGAAGCATACCAAGCTGTGATATCCGCAGCATTTGCAGCGTATGCGCGCGCCAAGGTCGAGACGTTTTGCACGCGATATTTGGCTGTGTTCTTGCGAGCTGTCGGTAGCAGCGAGCGTGACTTGGTGTGCGCCTCGTGTGAAGTTGTCCCTCCGCTGCCAGCTTCGTTTATGATGGCTTTGATCCAACGGTCTGCGCGATCCTCAGCAATGGTCTGGATAACGTCATCCGTCAAATCTTCTGGTTCTTTGACCTTGTTGCGACGGGCTTCTTCGTTGGTCAAAATGCCATTCGCACCAGTTACCTTTTGTCCGTTGTCCAAGCGCTGGCTGATATCGTCGGCATAATCTTGGGTCGCCGCTTCGACAAAGCCGTCCTTGTCTTTGGCAATCAAATCGGCGTCATAAACGCCATAAATGTAAGACGAAGTGGCCATGATATTTGGGCCGATTTGGGCGTTAGTTGCTCGATTGACGACGTAGTTTTGTTTGGCAAGCATGCTGTCAAACAGGTCACGCAAAACGCCGACCTTCTTCTTGACGACGCTGCGCATCTCCCCCGGCACGGTGGTGAAATTAAAGTTGGGATCGTCCAGCGCAGCGTAAACGTAGCGCTCCTCTTTCTTGGTCGGAGCTGCTTTCTTCAAAGCCTGCTCCACCATGTTTGCGTACTGACCGCCGTACTTCTTCTTGGCCTCATGCAACACAAGCTGCTGCACGCGCCCGCTGCCAGGCGCATCAACAATGCTGTCGATCACACGACGCAAAGTCTTGCTGGAGCTGCCAAGTCGGCGCAGGGCAAGCAAGCGACCGCGCAGGTCCGCGTTCATAACTGCCGCCTTTTTTGCTGCGCCAGTTAGTCCGGCAATATCTGTTTCGCCAAACGCCCTGTCTCGATCCACCTTCTGCTGGGCTGTCAAACGCTTGCGCAGCTTGATTGTTTCTTCACGTCGAATGTTCTTCGACTGATCGGCTTCTTCTTCGATTTGCTTGGCGGGGTCAAAAAACAGCGGTGTAGGTAGGTCGGGCAATTCGTTCTGAATGTCCCTCGTTGTTGTCGTCTCTCTTGGCAACGCCTTCTGCGAGCCGCGAGCCTCAACAATGTTTTCGCCAATGATTTCACCGAACACACGTCTAAAGGCATCGCTGATTGCAGCCAGGTCTTTGAAGGATGGATAGGCTTGGGCAATGTTCTCTTGAGCGTCGAGGTTGATTAGACCCTCAGGAACCACAGACGACAAGCCGCTCAAGCCAGAGCGAATTTGCACCCAGTTCGCCAAAGTCGCTTCAAACGCCCGAGCGGTCATTTCGGCAATTCGACCGGTGTAATCCATGTCAGACTTGGAGAGCTTGCCAATATCCGTATTCATGGCTGCATGAAGCTTGTTGATCTGGTCCTTTAGGGCCTTCCGCTTCTTCTTAACGCCAATGCCGCCTTGCGCCAGTTGCTCAAGCTGTTCTTCTAAGTCGCGCATCTGGATCGCGCGTTGTGCGTCGTCGCCCTCAAAGAGCGTCATAATCAATTCAGCATAGGCTTTCTTGATGGCCAATGCTGGTTCGTTCTTGGCTTGCCGACGCGAAGCCAGGTGTTCAGACAAAAGCTTGCCCTTGACCTGCCCCACCAGATAATTGTCGATTGCGTGGAACCATTCATGCGCAAAGGTGCTGTTCCGATTGACGGACACAACGAATGGCTTGGTTCCTTTGCCGCGCTTGTAGACGAAATACCCCATGACGCCTGGCTTCGGCTCGCCTGAAAAGCCCAGGCCAATCTTTCCGTTTAGGCTCATGGCCTTGCGGTTGACGCCAATCACGTCGGCCATCTCGTCAAGATTGCCGTACATCTCAAGCGCTTGGTCAAGGACAGTTGCTTTTGACAAATTTCGCGACAGATTGATGAAGTCAAAGCCGTACTGATCTTGCAAGGCGCGCTTGACATAGCCAAGCTTCTTGTCGAACCCCATTGCATTCCAGTCGTCCAGCGGGATGCCGAACAAGTGGCGCACGCCAGTCTCACCGCTGCGCTTGGCAATGCCCTGCCGTGAAACGACATTCGGCTTCGAGGCGCTTTTGGTGCGCGCGTCGAGGCTTTCTTGCCCAGCACTTTTTTTTGCTTCCTGGGCTTGCGTCCGGCTAAACAAACCGTTCTGATCGGCGGCGGGCTTTGGCGCTGCGTCCTTCGTTTGTTTGGCACGCGCCACGTCAAGAATAGCGGCAGGATCGTCTACGCCGGCAAGAAGCCCACCATTAGCCTGCTTCTGGGCTTCATCCACATATGTCTTGAAGAAGTTGACCATGTGATCTTGGCCGTAGGCAGCATTGCCTTCTGGGCGATAGAAGCTCTCAAGGATCTTGGTGACGACTTCGCTATCGGGGTCGATGGATGTTTGACTGAGATAGTCCCTCAGCTTCGTGCCGCTCTTGCGCAGATCGGACAGACGCTTGACGGCCGTCACAATGTCTTGAGAAATATCCAAAGACTTTGGAATGGTGCCTTGTTCAGCCAGCGCTTTTATGTACGCATACGACGGCGCCACCTGCTTCAGAGCGTTGCCAATGCTCTTGACGTTGTTGTCAGGATCGTTGGTGAACAAATCAACCAATGATGGGTCGCCAAAAGCAGCATGGAGCAAGGCACCTTCAACGCGCTTATGGGCCTCGTTGTTCAGTTCACCCTCGCCATCGACCAGGTTTTGCAGCTCTTGAGTGGAGGCAATGGCTTTAATCACCGACTGGGCAAACCCTCTGTTGTTGGCGCCGTCCAGCTTGCCTCCCTCGTATTGGCTGAGAATGTCGCCAGTCAACTTGCCTGCATCGACCTTCGCGCGCTCCTTCACGCTGGAAGCCATCTTGTCGTCTTTGTTGGCGCCCTGAGTGAAAGACACACGTTCTTGGTCCGTGAACACAGTCGTGCGCCGACGGATCAAGACTGGTTTAGACATGCCTGTCGTATCGAAACCCAGGCTCTCAATCATATTGCGATAGGCTTGGGCCTTGTCGCCAATCTCGTCATAGACAATGTTGATCGACCGCACGCGACCATTGCCTGACTCGATCACATTGTCTGGACCGACAATCGGCGCCCCACGGTCTGCGCTCGGATCGTCAAACAAGATGTAGGGGTCAAGGTTAGCTGCAATTTGCCGAATATTTGCATCACTGGCAATTGATGTTCGGTCGCGACTTTGCAGCTCACCGTCCGCTCCAACCAATGTGTCGTACTCAACCACCTCAAATTCTGTATCGACCAGGCGGCCAGAGTCCGGTTCACGAACACCGACCTGCTTGAGTTTGCCGTCTGTGTCTCTGAACGCGCGTCCTCGGCGGCTTGTGTTGTCGTCTTTCTGCTTTGCTTCGCCCGGATCAACCTGCGGCGAAGGCGTCAGAGCATTTGGCTCAACAGGCGCGGGCGCCGGTTGAGATGTTGCATTATCTGCAACAACTGGCACAGGAGAAACCGTTGGAGCGGTCGCCGGAGTAGGCTCTTGTACTTGCTGGGTAGGTGTCTGCTTGGGAGCCGCAGGAGCCGCGTCTGGCGTCTGTCCTGAACCCTGGTACTGTGGACCTGGAACAATGTTTTGGCCCAGCACGAGGTCCCCCTGGGCGGCCGGCTGCGCGTTCAGGACATCAGCCAGGGTTTCCACTTTAGGCGCGCTAGTGACAGGAGCCGAGGGAGTGGCGTCGGGCGTTTGACCCGTGCCTTGATAATCAGCCACCGTGCCGGGCTGAACATTTTGTTCCGGCTTCCTGCCATCAACAAACAAGGTGATCTCGCCGGTCTTAGGGTCAACCGTATAGAGCGGGTTTTCTGTCCGCTGCTCGGGAGCCGGAGCCATGTTGCGTGCCGCCTGTTCTGGCAAAGCTGCATCAGACTGCGCGGCCATGTCCTTCGCAATCGCGTCTGCTAGGGTCTCTGTCGTTTGATTGCGTGCCTGAATGTTCTGATTGGCAGCCTGGATGCCAGCAGTCGTACCGCCTTGAACGATCTGCTGCCCGCCACCAAGAACGCCCTCTGCGACGATCTCTGGGCCGCTATAGACCTCTTTGTCGGTAATGACCTGGCCGAGAGCTTCTGTTGCTGCATCGCTGGCCGTACCCACGGCAGCGTCACGCGCAAACCGTTGGAGCAATGAGCCGCCCAGGCCGCCAGAAACAATGTCCGCAGCCGTACCGCCAGCCGCGATTGCGGCTCCGCGTCCAAAAGCTCTGCTGTTCAGTTCTCGAACCAAGCCAGGGTTTTCAATGACGAATTGCTTTACGGCTTCAGGGTCGGTGGGGTCAATGCCAGCGCGTTGTAACTGGTCCTGAAGGGACGCCTCGCGCTCTGCCTCTGCTGCCGCGCTCAGTGTGATCGGTGCGCCAAACACCGGCGCCACCATAGTCGCCGCGCCAGCCGCGGTTGCCAGTGGTTGCGAGGCCACGGACTCAGCCAGCATGCTTCCTGCGCCGCTTGGGTTGCTTGCGAACGCACCAAGGGTCTGGAGAGTGCCCTGCTGCATTGCGTCCTGAATGTTCTGCTGCTGCCGGCCGACGGGGATAGCGTCAAGCGCCGCCTTGCCTTGCTCTGCTCGCTTAGCTCCCTTCTCAATGCGTGTTGTGGCTCGATCCTGCAAAACAGGTTGAGCGGCAACCATGTTTTCAATGGCCTTTGCTAAGACAGACGGCGGTAGTTTTTGTGCTGTGCCTGGTTGCCATTGCATGGGAAATTCTTCGACCATGCGCGCGTCAATTTCTTCAGGCGTCATGTCTGGCGAAATGGCATTTGCTCTAGCCAAGTCCTCAGCACCAAGCGCAATTTCAGACACACCCTGCCTTTGCGGGCGCATGCCAAAGAAACCTCGCTCAATTGGATCAGGAATCCAATCGTTCGGCGTATAGGTCGGTGTCGTAGGCTCGGCTGGCTGAATGACAGGCGTAGGCGCGGCAGGTGCTACGTTTTGGTTCTGGGGTGCTTGTGGCGCACGGAATACGTCACCAAGCGTCTCGGGCTTTGGAACAGGCAAGGGCGCCATGTTCTTTCCCGGCACGAGTGGTGGAGCCTCTGCGGGCATAGGCGCAGGGACCGCGCCTTCAGACATGAACCACAGGTCTTCAATTTGCTCGTCTGTAAGCCCCCGCGAACGGCCCTGGTCAATGAAGGCACGCGATGGCCGCGTCGATTGCGACGACCCGAAGAGCTTTAGTGCGTCCATGGCTTTATTCTCCGTACCGCTTGGCCCACATTGCTTCTGCGTCAGCCGCGGTACCGCCGTTGTCGATCACGCGCTTGAAGAATGCCGCTTTGAGTTCTTCTGGTGAGAGCTGCGTGCCGCCTTGGCTTTCTGCCGCCGCCGTCGCGGCCACGGGATCGCTAGGGGCAAAGATCGAGGCAATGCCCTGATATCGCTGCTCAGGGTTAGCCTCCAGCTGAGCTGTCCGGTTGTTAATCGCATTAAGCGCGGCGCCTGCTGCGCTATCTAGTTGTTGAGCCATGACGCCAGGAACACCGGCAACAGCATCGCCAACTGCTCCTGCTGCTCCGCTGACAGCATTTCCGACAGTGTTAGCCGCTCCACCAATAGAGTCACCAACGCCACCCACAATGCGGCCTGGCAAT